TGCACAGCAAGATCACCGTTTCCAAGAACCTGCCCAAGGGCACCGGGTTCACCCGATACGTCATGGCCATGGCCAACGCGCGCGGCAGCATCTCGGACGCCCTGAAGCACGCCGAGCGGTGGACCGACACCCCGGAAGTCGCCGAGTACATCAAGGCGGCGGCGGGTACCACGACCGGCGCCAACTGGGCCGCTCCGCTTGTGGACCCCGGCAATCTGGCGGGCGAGTTCCTGGAACTGCTGATGCCGGAAACGGTGCTGGGCAAGATCAGCAACTTCCGCCGGGTGCCGTTCAATACGCAGATCCCGATCCAGACCGGCGGCGCGACCGTCAACTGGGTGGGCGAAGCTGCGGCCAAGCCGGTCACCGAGAACACCTTCGACACCGTGGCGCTCGGGATCAACAAGGTCGCCGGCATCATCGTCCTGACGGACGAGCTGGTCCGCCTGTCGACCCCGAACGCGGAGCAGCTGGTTCGGAATGACCTGATCCGCCAGATCAGCAAGTTCCTGGACGAGCAGTTCCTGGACCCGGGCGTTTCCGCCACTGGCTCCAACCCGGCCTCGGTGACCAACACCGCTGCCTCGATCACCGCCACCGGCACCGATGCCGATGCGTTCCGTGCGGACCTGCGTGCCCTGCGTGCCCTGTTCTACCAGGCCAACATGAGCACCGCCGGTTCCGTCCTGGTGATCGACTCCGTGACTGCCGATGCGCTGGCGGACATGGTGAACCCGCTGGGCCAGTCGGAGTTCCCGAACCTGTCCGTGACTGGCGGCAGCATCCGCGGCATGGAAGTCGTGGTGTCCAACAACTCCCCGGCCGATTCGAGCGGCAGCAACCTCACCCTGATGAAGGCCAGCGAGATCCTGATGGCCGACGACGGGGTGACGCTGATCGACGCCAGCCGCGAGGCTACGCTCGACATGAACGGTGGCAACACGCCGGCGTTCAGCCTCTGGCAGAAGAACTGCGTCGGCGTCCGCGCCGAGCGCTGGATCACCTGGCTGAAGGCGCGTGCGAACGCGGTCGCGTACATCACTGGCGCCAACTACGGCCAGTAATTCCTGGTGGTGTGTCATTGCTCGGGGGCTTCGGCCCCCGGGCTTTTTGGGAGTACGCGATGCGAGTAGAGATCGAGATGCGCGGCGGCCGTCGTCGGCTGGCCAGTCCGCGGGATGCCCGGATTCTGTGTGCGCTTGGGAAGGCGAGGCTCGTGGAGCCTGCTCCCGAACCCGCGCCGGAGCCCGTGGTCGTGGCAACGCCGCCCGTGGAGGCGCCGATTGCAGCCGACGAGCCGGAACAGACCGGCAAGGATTCCAGCCCCGTCACAGACGAGGCTGTCATGCGCCCGAGGCGCAAGTACACCCGGCGCGCCAAGCCGGAAGCAGATGAGCCGCGGGCTTACCTGCGGAACGACCTGACGGACCTGGACACCAAGTAAATGGCCCTGACTGCACTCTTCACCGATGATGTCGAGAAGCGATTCTCGTCCACCCTGTCGGTGACGGGTGCCGGCGCATGGTGGCCGCTGGTCAATGAACCGTTTGCCGGAGCTTGGCAGCGGAACGAGGAAATCCACCAGGACACGGTGCTGGCCTACTCGGCCGTGTTCGCGTGCATCACGCTGATAGCGTCAGACATCGCGAAGATGCGGCTGAAGCTGGTCAAGTACAATTCGTCCGATGGCATCTGGAACGAGGTCGACGCCAATTCCCCGTTCTGGCCGGTGCTGCGCAAGCCGAACCGTTATCAGACCCGGATCAAGTTCGTCGAGCAGTGGCAGGTGTCCAAACTGATCCACGGCAACACCTACGCGCTGAAGGTGCGCGACGCGCGCGGGATCGTGACGGGCCTCTACATTCTGAACCCGTTCCGCGTGCAGGTGCTGGTGTCCGAGGACGGCGGCGTCTACTACCAGCTGTCGCAGGACGAGCTGAACGGCCAGCGCGAGGCCAGCATCACGGTGCCGGCGAGCGAGATCATCCACGACACGATGGTGTCGCTGTGGCATCCGTTGGTCGGGGTCTCGCCGCTGTACGCCTGCGGGCTTGCTGCGATGCAGGGCTTCAGGATTCAGCAGTCCTCGTCCAAGTTCTTCAAGAACGCGGCGATGCCGAGCGGCATCCTGTCGGCTCCGGGCACGCTTGATGCGGCCAAGGCGCGCGCCCTGTCTCAGCAGTGGAACGACGCCTACGGTGGCGACAAGTCCGGACGCGTGGCGGTGCTTGGTGACGGCCTGAAGTTCGAGCCGATGACCATGACGGCCGTCGACGCGCAGATGATCGAGACCCTGAAGTGGACGGCCGAGGACGTTGCTCGGGCCTTCCGCGTGCCGGGGTACAAGATCGGGGTCGGCCAGATGCCGGCCTACAACAACATTGCCGCACTGGACCAGCAGTACTACAGCCAGTGCCTGCAGATCATGGTCGAGTCCATGGAACTGTGCCTGGATGAAGGCTTGGGCCTGACGAAGGTCGAGGGCCAGACGCTTGGCGTGGAGTTCGACCTGGACGACCTGATCCGGATGGACCCCGCGGCGCAGACCGACAACATCGAAAAGGGCATCAAGGCCGGAGCGCTGTCCCCGAACGAGGGGCGCCGCAAGCTGGGATACGGCCCGGTCAAGGGCGGCGAAAGTCCGTACCTGCAGCAGCAGAACTACAGCTTGGGCGCGCTCGCCGACCGGGATGCAACCAACCCCCTGGCTGCGCCGCCGCCTGCACCACCCCCGCCCCCGGAGCCCGAAGCCGATCCAGGCGAAATGGCGATGGCGTTTCTGACCGCAATCAAGAAGGGGCTGATCGCCGATGCAGCATGATCTGAGTCAGCTTGCCGGCGAGGTCATCGGCGCGGTCAAGGGGTACGTCGAGCGGGCGATGGCCGCGCTGTCGCCACGCGTGGACGCGCTTGAGCAGAAGCTCGCCACGCTGCCGGAGCCGAAGGACGGGAAGGACGCCGACATCGCTGATCTGATCCCGGTCATGGAGGCCGAGGTCGCCAAGCGGGTCGCCGAGATTCCGGCGCCGGAGCCCGGGAAGTCGGTCACGCCGGACGACGTTGCGCCCATGCTGCGCGAGCTGGTGATCGAAGCGGTCGCGGCACTCCCGCCGGCCAAGGACGGCAAGGATGCCGACCCGGAGCATGTGGCCACCCTGGTCGCTGAAGCCGTGGCCGCGCTGCCCGCCCCCAAGGACGGTACATCGGTCACCCTGGACGACGTGCGCCCGATCCTTGACGAGGTCGCCGCTGAGGCGATCACGCAGGCTAAGGGCGCCGCCGAGGCCGTAGCCGAGCGCGTGGCCGCCAAGCTGGTGTCGGAGATCCCGGTGCCCAAGGACGGCGAGGACGGTAAATCGGTCCAGCTTGAGGACGTGCTGCGGGCCATGGACGCCAAGATGGCCGATTGGGTCATCGGGTTCGAGCGCCACGCGCAGGGCGTGCTTGAGCGTGCCGCCGAGCGCATCCCCAAGCCAGCGGACGGCAAGGACGGGCTCGGCTTCGACGACATGACGGTTTCGGACGACGGCCTGGGCAACGTGACCATGCGATGGGAGCGCGGCGATCAGGTCAAAGAACACACGGTCCGGCTGCCGGTCATCGTGGACTGCGGCGTGTTCACTGAGGGCGAGTACACCCGCGGCTCGGCGGTCACGTTCGGCGGCTCGCTGTGGATCGCGCAGAAGGATTCGCCCGAGGGTAAGCCCGGCCTGTCGCCGGACTGGCGCCTGGCGGTCAAGCGCGGCCGTGACGGCAAGGATGCGGACGTCCCGCCCGTGCCCCGCGGCCCGGTGAAGCTCAAGTGAGGCTCGTTACGCTGGACAAGGCGCGGCTGGCGCTGCGCTACGACACGGGCGCCGACGACCTGTTGGCCGATGCCCTGGATGACGCCTCGAACGTCGTCCTGTCCTACGTCGACTCCGATGCCCTGACGGACACCTCGGGCATGATCCCGATTGACACGGCCGGCGACCCAGACGTTCCGCTGGCCGTACAGCGCGCGGTGATCTATCTGGCCGGCATCTTCCTGCGAGACCCGGCCGGAATCGACAAGGACGACTATCGGGACGGCTTCATCCCGGCGCCGCTGCGCGCGCTGCTGAATCCGTACCGCACGCCGACGATGCGCTGATGGCTACGCGCCAGCTCAATCCGGGCGACTTCCGTCACCGGGTCCAGATTCAGCGCCTCGCAACTAGCGAGGACACCAGCAACGCGATTCAGGAGGCATGGCTGCCGCTGGCTACGGTCTGGGCCGCGGTCGAGCCCATGTCGGCCCGAGAGCAAGTCGAGGCCCAGTCCATGCAGTCTGCTGTATCCGTTCGGATACGGATCAGGCCGTTGGCCGGCGTGGATGCGGCCTGCCGGGTGATCTTCCGCGGCCAGACCTACAACGTCCATGGCGTGATTCCGGACCCCGTGTCCGGGCTTGAGTGGTGGACGTTGCCGTGCAGTGTGGGCAACAGCCCGGGCTAGTCGCCTGTCTGGCGACAGGACCGAGCCTGCCCGGCCTGCTGGCCTCGCTGCCTGAGTCGGTCCCGACCATCACGGTCAATGATGCGTGGCGGCTGCGCCCCGACTGCGTGGCCCTGGTCGCGCAGGACGCGGCATGGTGGCGAGCGAACCCTGGGGCAGTCCGGATCGCCGGCCGCCGGTTCAGCGCGGCCAAGGTCGACCGGGTAGAGGAATTGCGGATCGGCGGCCTGTACACCGGCACGAACTCCGGTCTTGCCGCGCTGTACGTCGCCAAACTGCTCGGCTACACGAAGGCGCTGTTGCTGGGCTATGACATCGGCGGCGCGCACTACTTCGGTGCGCATCAGCACCCGCTCAAGAATCCCGGCCCGAACGACTTCGCCCGGTTCCTGGACCAGTTCAAGCGCGCGCGGCGGTCCCTGTCGGACATCGAGATTATCAACTGCACGCCGGGCAGCGCCTTGACGTGCTTCCCGTTCGCCAGCCTTTCGGAGGCCGTTCAATGAAGTTGCAGGCAATCCGCGACATCAACTCCCGCACTCGCCCGAGCTTCAAGGCCGGCGAGGTTTTCGAGATCGACAGCGAGGCTGGCAAGGCATGGGTGAAGTCGGGTCTCGCCAAGGAGTACACCCCGCCGGCCGTAAAGCCCCGCGCTGGTCGGAAATCGCCTGCATCGCGTCCGGTCCCAGCCTCGTTGCCGCCGATTGCGCCCAGCTTCGAGGGTGGCGAGACCGAGCCCCAGGCCGAGCCGTCGTCACCGTCAACCTCAGCTTTCGACTCGCTCCATGGGCTGACGTTCTCTACGCAGCCGACGTCAAATGGTGGCGACTCCACCACCTAGAGGCGCTTGCCGCCGAGGGTGAGAAGTGGACATGCAGCGGGGAGCCGCATCGGCTTCATGGCATCAACCGCTGCGAAGGCAAGATCGGACAGGGCCTGTGCCGGGACCCGCGCTACATCCACACCGGCGGGAACAGCGGCTACCAAGCCGTGAACTTGGCCTACCACTTCGGCGCCCGGCGGATCATCCTGCTGGGCTACGACATGCAGCACACCGGCGGCAAGCGGCACTGGCACCCAGACTATCCAAGCGGCGCGGTCATCAACGGCGAGGTCGTCCGGATGGACAACGCGACGCCGGTCATCAACTGGCGCGGCCGGTTTTCGGCGCTGGCCAGAGACCTTGAGCGCGAATCCGTCGAGGTCGTCAACGCGACGCGAACCAGTGCCCTGCGCTGCTTCCCGCAGATGAAACTGGAGGCCGCGCTTGATCTGCCTGCCCTTGCGTGATGCGAGCTGGTCTGAGGTCGTGTCGCAGTTTCACGGGCACGGCGGGGCTCGTCAGGCGCTGGCCAACTGCCGCATCTGGGCGGAACGGTACGGGAAGCCGGACGAGGACTATCAGCGGTGCCGGGTCAAGCTGGAAAGCTGGTGCCACGCAACGCTGGGCGCGCACCTGGCCCGCATGGCTGAGATCGAGCCGCGGATGCTGACGGACGAGCTGCCGCGCTGCCACGGCCTGCCGATCACGGTCGTCCGTTGGGACGAGCGCATCGGCATGATCGACGGGAAGCACCGGGCGAACTATGCGCTTCAGCATCCTGGCCTGTACGCGGTGCTGGTGATCGAGGCGCGCAAGTGATCGTCTATACCGCGGTGTTCGGCAACACGGACCCGCTGTGTGAGCCTGCGGTCAAGACCGATGTTCGCATGGTCTGCTTCACGGACCAGCCGATCAAGTCAAGCCGGTGGGAGATCGTCAGGCTGCCGGTGTCCGAGGCGCCCAAGCGGGAGTCTCGCCGCTACAAGCAGCCGTCGCATCGGATCTTCCCCGATGCCGACCTGACCCTGTGGATCGACTGCTGCTACACCCTGCTCATGGACCCGCGCGAGATCGCGGCCAGGAATCCGGGGCTGATCACCGCGTTCCGCCATCACCGCCGGGACCGGATCAAGGACGAGGCCGAGGTCATCATCCGGTCCGGCAAGGGCAAGCGGGACGCGATCATGGCGCAGCTTGCCGCCTACCAGTCGGACGGGTGGGACACGGACGCGAACCCCCAGCGGGCTATCCATTGCGGCGGCTTCCTGCTGCGCCGCCACACCCCGGAGGTGCGCGCCTTCAATGAGGCATGGCACCACGAAGTCCAGACCCGGACCCTGCGGGATCAGATGTCCATCGATTACGTCGCGTCGAAAACCGGCGTGAAAATCGACAGGTTCACCGGGACATGTCGATCCAATCCCTATGCCCGGCTTGCGGTCATCCCGCGCAAGCCCACGAACGACTTCTAGATGCGAATCAGCCTGATCACCCCGACCGCTGACCAGCCGCTCGGGCTGAGCCTGCTGGAACGCTACATCGCCGCGCAGACCGTCAAGCCGGACGAGTGGATCGTGGCGGACGACGGCGACGTGCCGGCGACCCTGACCATGGGCCAGACGCACATCGTTCGGAAGCGGACGGAGCAGGGCGGCCGCAGTCTGGCGACCAACATGCTGGCGGCGCTTGAGGCCGTCACCGGCGACATCGTGATTGTGGCCGAGCATGACGACCTCTACCTGCCCAACCACATAGCCGAGTGCGTCAAGGGCTTGGCCAAGCAGGGGGCCTACGGGTGTCCGACCCTCTGCTACTACCACGTTCGCCTCCGGATATGGGCTCAGATGAGAAACCGCGGTTCGGCGCTGTGCCAGACCGCCTTCCGGTCGAGCCTGATCCCGGACATGCGCCGATCCTGCGAAGCCGCCTACGCCGCCAACACCGGCTCGGTCGATTGGAAGTTCTGGGAGCCGCGGCAGCAACTGGCCAAGGGGCCGCAGACCGTCATCGGGATCAAGGGTCTGCCAGGGCGGGTTGGACTCGGCATCGGCCACCGCCCCAAGGACACCACGCAGCGCCGATGGAACAAGGACCCGCACATGATCAAGCTGAAGGAGTGGGCGGGAGCGCACTGGAAGGAATACGCCAAGTGCTGATCACGCCGGAGTATCGGGAGCTGAACCGGGAGATGCACGCAAGGAAGGCCCGGTACGGAACCAGCGGCCACAAGTGGGCCAACTTCGTCACGTCCCTGGCCGCCATGACGGGCTCCGTTACGGTGCTGGACTACGGCTGCGGCAAGGGCACGCTGGCTGACGGTCTGACAGGGCTGACCGTGACGGGCTATGACCCTGCCATTCCAGGCAAGGACGCCATGCCTGGGCCTGCCGACATTGTGGTCTGCACGGACGTGCTTGAGCATGTCGAGCCTGAGTGTGTTGACGCGGTGATCGCGCATATCCGCTCGCTGACCAGAAAGGTGGCGTTGCTCCATGCCTGCTGTGTTGTCGGGGATCGTCTGCTTGCTGACGGCCGCCCGGCACATCTAACCGTCAAGCCTCCGGCCTGGTGGGCTTTCCGCATCGGCCGGCATGTTCCGGTCAAGTGCGGCGAGGACGAGTTCGCCTGCCTGATGCCCGCGTGAAGATCAACGCGGGGTGCGGTCGGCACAAGCTGCCGGGCTTCGTGAATGTCGACGTTCAGGGCGACCCGGACCTTACGGCCGACCTGCGCGCTATCCCGCTGCCGGACGGCTGCGCGGACGAGCTGCAGGCGATGCACGTCATCGAGCACTTCTACCTGTGGGAGACGCCCGCAGTCCTGACCGAATGGCGCCGGCTGCTGAAGCCTGGCGGCCGCTTGGTCCTTGAGCTGCCGAACCTTGAGGCGGCCTGCCGCAACGTCCTGGCCGGCCTGCCGGATCAGATGGGCCTATGGCCTTTGTACGGCGACCCCAGCCACGCAGACCCGTTCATGTGCCACCGCTGGGCCTACACGCCCGCCAGCATCAAGGCCCTGCTCGCCGAGCACGGCTTCCGGTCGATCAAGATCCTGCCGCCGCAGACCCACGGGCGGCGGGCCAATCGCGACATGCGCGTGGAGGCGACCCGTGGCGACCATCCGCGTTGAGGGCCTGGCCGAACTTGGCCGCAGGCTCCGCGAGCTGCCGAAGGCCATTGCCGGAAAGGGTGGCGGCCCGCTGCGCTACGCCATCTTTCAGGCGGCCAAGGTCATCAAGGCGCAGGCCATCGCCAACGCGCCCGAGGACACCGGCCGGCTGAAGGCGAACATCGTCACGGCCCGGATGCGCAAGACGCCCGAGGGCCGCGAGGGCTACTACATCGAGGTCCGCAGGAAGCGCCGGCACTACGCGCGCACCTCGGCCAATCGGCGCAAGGGGAGGGTCGGCAAGACCTACGAAACCCGCGACGCCTACTACGGCATGTTCATTGAGTTCGGCACCGAGCGGAATCCGGCGCGGCCCTTCATGCGGCCGGCCTTCGACGCCAAGAAGGAACAGGCCGCCTATGCGTTCCGCGACGCGCTCAAGAAGGGGATCGAGATGGCCGTCAGGAAGATGAACAAGTGACGCCGCCGATCCGCGACTGGATCGCGCTGGACCCGACGTGTGAGGCGTTGCTGCGCCATGACGGCCTACTGCGCGTGACGCTGAACGAGGTCCCGCAGGACAAGGCTGGTCAGCCGTTCCTTCCTGCCGTGGTCTATCAAGTCGTCACCGGCATTTCGTTCAAGACCCTGGGCTGCCGGCCGACCATCGACAGCTACCGGCTTCAGCTTGACGCCTACGCCACGGACCAGCACACGGCACAGGCCGTGTTCGAGGCCGTGCGCAACGTGCTCGAAGGCTACGGCTACGTCGACCAAAGTTTCACCGAGCGAGACCCCGACACCCGCAACTGGCGCATCTCGTTCGACTTCTCTAGCTGGCAACACCGCCAGTAACCAATCGGCCTTCCAAGGCTGAAACCGAAGGCCCGGCATCTCGCCGGGCTTTTTTTATGCCCGGCGCCGGGCGAAACCTTGCAAGGAGATGGCCTAAATGGCTGAGATCAAGACCCAAGGTA